TCGGAGACGGTAATAATTGAGTTCAGCATCTGCTGTAAGTCCTGGGCTTTCTCCATCGCCCATGCCGCTGGCTCCGGTCGTTGACTTTGCACAGGTGGCGGCGACTTGCAGGCGCTTACGACCAGCAGAAACATCAGCACGGAGACTTTCGATAGTCGCGTTAGCATCAGCAAGCTCCTTTGTGTATCTGGCGTCGAGTTCTGCTACATCACGTTGACGCTTCTGCATGTCAGCGATGATGGATGCGGCCTTATCGCGCTGCTCTTTGTAGGCGATGGCGTTATCACGGTAATGATTAACAGCCCATGACAGGCAGGCGATAATGCAGATAACCAGAGCGGAGATAATCGCGGTTACTCTGCTCATTGCTGACCCCACAAACAGATTTCACGCTCAATCTCACGACGAGTCATGAGACCTTTCCATTGCTTACCGCCAGCATATGTCCAGCGACGTAGCTGATCACATGCGCCTTTGATATCGCCCTGGTTGATTTTGCGAAGAAGCGTCGATGTTCTGAAATTGCCAGCACCCACGTTGTAAACGAACGAGTAAAGAGCGCCGCGCGTTGTTTCCGGTATATCGACTTTGATGTACGGGTTAATTTGTCTGGCGACAGTGGCAAGGTCTTTATTCAGGAGGGCTTTGCATTCTGCTTCGGTATACGTTTTACCTGGTATGATGTCTTTTCCGGTGTGTCCGTGACATACAGTCCATACACCAACAATATCTTTGTATGGTATGTAGCTGACACCTTCCAGACCATCGTTACCACTTGGACCCGTGATTAACACAGATGCTATAGCAATAGCCCCGCCACCAATAGCAGCAGCAACGGCTTTTCGTAATGATGGAGGCATTATTCACCTCTCGCAGCCTTTCGTCTGTCTTCTCTGATTTTGAAATACAGATTTGTCAGATAGGTGAGAAAGCCCAACACAAGGCTTCCAAGCACCCCAATCGCAGCCCACTGTGATGGACTGACCTGATCCAACCACTGCAAAAACCAGTATCCCGCACTACCAGCGGATGTTCCGTAGGCAATGCCAGTTGAGATTTTGTCCATTGATTTCATAGCAACGCCTCCGCAAGTAACGGATTGCGTAGTTCTTATATTGGGAATGGGGAAAAGAAGGCCGCAGCGTAACTATCACTGATGAATTCAGGACAGCCAGTGGCTACGGCTCAGTTTGGGTTGTGCTGTTGCTGGGCGGCGATGACGCCTGTACGCATTTGGTGATCCGGTTCTGCTTCCGGTATTCGCTTAATTCAGCACAACGATAAGAGCACTCAGTGCATTTAAGCCAAGCCCCATAAGGGAGAATGCTCTTACCTGTTGTGCAGACAAAAAACCGCACGGCGGCGGGTTTAAGCTGTGTGGCGAAGTTACCCATCTTTACCAAGTATTCGGTAATAAAATAACTTGTGGTGTTCTCATTTTTATGCCGATAAAATAAACGGTCCACTTTCAAATGGAGCGATTCATGATTTTTCTCAGAACTGAAAACGGCATCGAGAAACTTGAAAACTGGGAGGAAATTATATCCAGACCAAACTTTGTCACCACTATAGACAAAGGAGTTCAACAACTTGAGGAGATAATTGGTTACTACAAATTTAAAGAAGAAATCCACTGTGGTCTAACTGGTTGCAACCAACCACATCAAATGGGTTATATTGTAAAAACATCTAGTGGCATTGAAACCAACATCGGAAATAAATGTGGTAAAAACGAATTTGGTGTGGAATTTGGTGAAAACGTTCTTAGTTTCAATAAATTTATGCAACTCGAAACCAATCGGGAAATTATTAGCACCGCAAAAAGTAAATGTGAAGAGTGGCAAAAAAATATTGAAACGATACGAAATATCAAACCCACAATAGATTATCTATCTTCTACCATCGAAAATAGTAAAAATTCCAATTACTCCGGAAGACTTGGTGCTACAGAAATTCGTTTTTTGACCAAGAGCCAGACAGGCCTTGTAACCCTTTCTGAAGTGGAAACTGATAAGAATACCAAAACAATTCTGTTCGCAATGAATGAACACATGCGCGAGTCTGGAGAGGCAATAAGTGAATTCTACATAGGAAAAGTATCATTTAGTCATGTTCTTTTACCAGAAAACAATCTTCGTGATTTTTTTGTTGCGCTCAAAGAAGATATAAAAAAAATTCAGTGTATTGATCTACAAACAGCCCCAAGCCCAGAAATTTCTAATGTTGCCCAAATTGCCAGTTCAATCGAAGAACGAATCAAGCGATTAAAAAAACTGAAACATGAAGCCAGTAAATTCCTAACTAAAAAAAATCTGCGTCCCATCGCAAACAAAATAAAATACTCATCGACAGCGGATGAACTTGAATTCCATAATTTCGAACGCTTTTTAAACGGGCTGAAATGATAAAAGCCCCGAAAGGGGCTTCTATCAAAATCATTTACGCATTATTCCGCATGCTTAAAAGAATACATGACAGATTCGGACAAAATCAAGTGCAATGTCGCAAAAACCCTAAGCTTAGTTCACATCATCACCAAAACTTGTCACATTCTGAAAAGCAATATCGGCCTTACGCTCTTCCTGGTGGCAAATGTCAACCAGAGAATCAAGAAACGGCTTCCAATTACGCGTCCATGTCCTGACATGTAGCTCGGGTATCCGCTTCAGTACAACTTTATATACTGTGGTAGACGGTACCGTGGAAAATCCATTTCCGCTGCAACGTTCGCAGATTTTAAACACTGGCACACCACGCTCGCTTGTGGCTTTGCGGTCCAGTACCTCTCCCTTTCCACCACAACGACACCTGGCACTTATCACTCCCTTCCCTCTACATACATCGCAAACGACTAGTACAACTTCCGTTACCTCTGTCCATTTCTCCCAATCTGACGGTCGAACAGCACGGGAGCGACTGGCCCAATATGGTGCTTTACCCCATGGGTATGAAACCTTACGAATGACCTGCTTACGGGGTGTTAGTCCGGTACCACTGCAACTATGGCATGTTACGCTGGTGGCCGCCGATCGGGAATACTCAGCAAAAGCAAACTGCGCCAGTACCAGCATACACCAGCCAAATTCACCACCAGCTGCTTTACGCACATTCTTCGGTGCAATTTCCATCGCGTGACGCGCCAGCGCCTGGACTGCCATCTGCTCATCAGTCTTGCTGATACCGGCCTTCCCGAAGAAGGCCGCCAGGCCAAACCGCTCACGATTGCTGGTGGTACCAATAGCCGCCATAACATCGGTGCCTGTAAGACGTTCCGGAGAGGTTCCTTTCACATCGTCGCCGATATACATTCCCTGAGGACTGAAGTATTTTAGCGATGCCTCAAGCTTCATTATTCACACTCCCCAACCAGATTAAGAATAACCGCCGCGCCATTGTCTTTCATATATTCGCCCTTTCCGCTTGCCAAAAACCAACGACACACCTCCACGGCTTCAGCCCGTGTCACCGGTTTGATGGTCATCAGCAATTTTTCAAGATAGCGCTCGCGGTCATATACCGATTCGTGATGCTCAGAGTAACCAAACTCATCGCCCTGTTCTTTAGTTGCAGTGTGGCGAACACTGTAGAGCCAGTCCCAGTAAACAAACTCACGAACTACGTCTGACAATGTATGAGGCTCTGGCAGTACATCACGATAGCCATCAACATATGCCCGGCGCTGATCATCAATTTCATTCATACGGATGCCGTCAATTCTGCCCGCGTTCTTCTCGGCTGCAGTCCAGCCCCAAAAGTGATCGTCGATAAATTTCGGGGAAGACTTGATTACTCGCTCGGCCTCCACATCTTCGAGAGCTGCCTCATAGCTGCCGAACGTGGCCCTGACTGATGCTGCTTTTTTGATGTTCTCCCGGGCGTTCTTGATTGCCCGGGCCGGGTTATCCATGCCGATGATACCGAAAGCAACCTGGAAAGGATCTCCACCATTCGCCAGCAGATAACGCGAATAGCGTTCCTGGGCCTCTTTTGGGGAAATTTTAATTTTCACCAGCGCGGCCTCAGCAGCATCCAGATGTGCGGGTTCGTTCAGACGGATAACCTCCAGCACCCAAAGATAAGCATCAGTCTGCTTATGCCCGGTGATTCTCCGTTGCTCTGGCAGGGGCTTAATGTTTGCGATGGCGGAGCTGTACGTTGCCGTCGGGATGGTGAATAGTGCTTTATGTTCGTTGTTATCAGTACGCATTACGCAACCGCCTTTTTCTTATGGAAAACCAGCTCTCGAACCTGATCACCGTTCATGAGCATATTGTTGAAATCATCGTGATCCGGCCAGTACACGCTCACGCGCTGCAGGTCATTCTTTGCCATCAGATTGGCATGAGCACATTCGCAAGCTGCAGCCAGCCCGGTGGCGCTGTTCTCGTCACGGTCGGCAAAAATAATCAGGTGCAGAACACCAGCTGGTACGCGGAACTTTTTCATAAAGCCGCTGTTAATGGTTGCCCAAGTGTTCACGTTATAAATCTGGTGCGCTGACAGCGCTGTTTCGATACCTTCGGCGATACCCAGAGTGCTGGCGACAGGAAACATGCGGATAGCTACAGAACGAGCGTGATCCAAATAGTTATCTTCCTGCAGGGATTTGAGGCGCTTTGCACTGCTACCGATATCTGCTTTTTTATCACCATCAAGCAGAGTCTGGTGCAGATAGCACAACTCCCCTTTATCGTCCGTAGCAAGTGAATAAAGAGACTGGAACACACTCCCGTTGTGTCTCTGCCTGGCATTGAACCGGATCGCCTCAGCAGGAAGACTGAATATTCCACGAGAATTAAGATACGCTGCGCCGGATGTACCACGCAGTGCCTCCAGTTTTGAAAACTTGCTCAATACCCGTTTGCGTAAGCTGGTGGCGCTGCTGGTTACCGGGATTTTAACCCGTTGGTAATCATTACCGATCAGGCGGTCTATTTCGGTACAAATCTCGTTAAATGGCTTCGCCTGTGTCAGGGTGACAAGTTTCATACCATCGCCACTACCACATACACAGATCCACGTTCCTGCACCGTCGCGGTCGTCAATTCGGAACTTGCCACGTGCACCGCATACCGGGCATTCACCCTTGAAGTGATTTTTTCCGGTTATCGGCGGCAGACCGAAGTGCTCTAATATTTCAGGCCAGCGGCCTTTCGCTGCATCTGCTGTTTTCATCTTACTGACTCAGACTGTTTATATTTTTCTGGAGTTGGTGCTTTGCCTGCATGATGCGCCAGGCCTCACTGCCTGCCGGTATCTCACGTCGTTCATCACGTTCCTGAGATAAATCAATCGTTGTTTGTGCGTTTTCAGTGACCTTCTGAACCCGCTGGTGGCCTTTGGCAAACCGGATCAGTTTGTGTCTGATGTAGTTATTTACCTCAGGGGTAATTTCCATCGGAAAGTTACTCAGTCCGTCAGGCCACTCACCGAACTTTTCCCGGAAAGTGTGAGCACACCATCCGTCACTGACTGGACGCCCCAGCGAAGCACGCTGGCGCTGATAAAATTTGATCTGACTCCACCAGGACTGTTTCTCTGCCTTCGTCGACTGATGCTGATTTTTACCCAGCTTATTAAGTTTGCGGCTAGTGTCAGTATCAACGTCTTCACCTCGCAGCGGCTTGTGTCCACATTTCGGGCAAACATAGACGCCTGCTGGCTTCATGTAGTGGCATTGGGGGCATTCATGTGGCAGTTTTGCGGCCCGTTCCTCAACTGCCCGGCGCGCGCTTTCCTCCATGCCGTCAGACTTACCGGGAAGCTCGTCGTACTCGATTGAATCCGGATAACCCAAACGGTGCACGGTGCCGCTGTGATCGAAGATAAGGCAGGACTCTTTACCCGGTGCGGTGCGCAGCCCACGCCCGAGAGCCTGCAACCAGCGAATTTCGCTTTTTGTTGGCCTGGCGTAGATGATGCAACGAACGTCACTATCAAAGCCGGCCACCAGAACGCCCACACTAACGATGATTTTCGTTGCACCGGTTTCAAAGCGGTGAATGATGGTCTGGCGCTCATCTACCGGAGTGTCGGCGGTCATTACCTCAGCGTTAACACCCGCCAGGTTAAACTGGATTGTCAGATAATTGGCGTGAGCTACGTTGACGCAGAAAGCGATGGTAGGTAAATCCCGACCATTCTCCAGCCAGTTCTGTACGATGTCGCCCACCAGCGTAGAGCCGCACATGATTTCAGCCAGCTGTGTTTCGTTGTAATCGCGGCCGTACTCAAGCGAAGATGTGGTTTTAACACCTTTCAGATCCGGCTTAGTTGGCGCGTAAAATTCGTATTTACTCAGATCGCCACGCTGGATTAACTCGCCGATGGTGGTCGGCTTAATCAGTCGGTCTGAACCGCCCCGGAAATCCTGGAGACTAAACTCCCTGAGAAAGAGGTAAACAGGATGACTAAAAAT